AGTTTACCATCTTTCATTTTCATACCCACTTTCTTGTGAGTCTTCCAACATTCTTGGAACTCAATCTCTTCTACTATTTCATTAGTATCAGATAGTGTGATATCAATGTCACCTTCAAAACCTAACTCCTCTAGTAGTGAACCAATTTCTTCCCAGATTGCTTCCTCACTCTTATTACCATAGTTTGCTGCACCTTTCTTACGACATTGAACTAATCTACCTGATGCATATGCACTTGGCCATACCTTAGCACTTGCTTTTACTTTCTTATAGCAAGCATCTTTTTCACCACTACCCTTACCTTTCTTATCTGCTTCATTTAATTCATCTTCATGAGGAATAGTATTACCATCAGCATCTTTCTGATGATGCTCTGACATCTTCTTGTTTGAATGATGACTTGGATCGCCAAATGCAGGATTATTTTTGTACTCTGGTTTTTGCTTCTTCTTTTCTGCCTCTAATTTTTTTGCTTTCTTATCAAGATAAGCTTTCATTGCACCACCTGGTTTGCCAGTTCCTTTAGTCAGACCATATGCACTGCCTTCTTCTACTTCTACTGCTTCTTTCTTAATTGCTTTAGAAATTACTTTTCTTCTATTGAGGAGATATGAATCGGACTTGTCTTTGTCACCATCATTGTCCACATCACCATCTTCTTTACCGACAGCATCTAATTTCTTTTTTGCTTTTTCTTGTATCTCTGCATATGCATCAGACATATCAGGCAAATCTCTGAAGTTCATTGTCATTTTAGTACTTTCTCCTTTTTATTTATCTTCTTTACAAACTCACCAGGTGTCAATTTCTTAGCATAGTTTGCTAATTCATCAGTTCCTATTTCACCTGCAGGTGTAAAGTTAAAGTATTTTATTTTGTTGATTTCTTGTAGATCTTTTAACCATGAACGATATATTCTATCGGACTCGTCTACAAAGATGACGTAGTTGCTACCACGACTCACAACTTTACCACAGATACCTGTGTTTACATTCTCTACAAGGTCTCCTATCTTAAATATGTGACCTTCAAAGTAATGTTCTCTAAGTGCTTGAGGATCTAACTTAGGTGCTATCTCATATAGAGTATAAGATGCATCTTGAAAATCATCAAGATCTTCTTGAACATTCATCGCTTGTCTCAGCGTATTATATAGTTCTTCTTTTCCCTTTCTTCCTAGTTTCTCTGGCATACCTGACACAAATGTGTCATAGTCGTCATCCATAGCTGCCTTACGTAGCTTAGATGCACTCATACCTTCTACACCTTCACCATCTGGATCTCTATCACCTGCAGATGATACCTTTATATCATCAAAATTATATAACTTACCATTATATTTGGTTGCTAGTGAGTTAAATTCACTGACTCTATCTCCACCAACTACTATGTTTACTGAACTATATCCTTCACCATCAAGTGTTGTCAACACATCAAAGATAGTTTTAGTCTCTTCACTATTCTGAATAGCATTTGCATGATCAGGATATGCCTGTTTCATGAACTTGATCTTTGTACCAGGATCTAGTGGATTCTTTTGAGGATCTTGTGATCTACTTGGGTAAATCCTATACTCTCCACCTCCTGATGATGACTTCACTTTGTTTAGAAGTGCTTCATGTCCAGTAGTAGGGGGATTAAATCTTCCAAAAGTAACAGATATGCTACCTTGATCGACCGAACCCTCGCCTCCTGCAGTTTCTTCTCCTCCATTGGTTGTTCCTCCTGCTAATTCTTGTGCGGTCAACTTTCTAAGTTTACCATCTTGACTCATATGAGTCACCTTACCAGTTTGATCGGCATATTTACCGTATCCAACGTGTTTAAGATTGAGTTTTTCTGCTTCTTGTGCTGCAAAGGATTTTTGAGCCTCTTTTAGGAAAGCACTAAACTTTTTCATTCTTCCAATTTTTACGTAAATTAAAGTTTGCTCTGCTAAAGGTTAGTCTATCTACAATTTTATATGGATTTTTAGAATTAATCACATAACCTTCGTGTTTAGAAGGTTCACCATCAATATAGCATTTCACGTCACCGCTTTCACGGATACCACATTGTAGACGCTGTTTCAGTTGATAGATATAGTGCCATGCCTTGAAGGTATATACACTGACCTCTCCCTTATATTTATCAGGTAACGAATCGTACATTTCTTGAGCGTCAGCAATACGTCCTTCACGAATAAAACTGTTGACATGTTGCTTGATCTTAGGAGCAACTTTTGGATGAGGAGTTTTAGATCTAAAGATAGGTATAAACGACTTCCATTGATCTGTAAAATTTAATTCTTTCTCTACAAATGCCCATGCATCTGTTGCACTTACACAGTAACAAGTAGGTGAACTAGCAAGATTAATCCCGATGTGCCCAACACTATCCGCAGAAACTTGCTCATAAAGAGTATGTGGAGCAATGACAATATAGCCAGGGACTTCAGTGGGAAAACGATACTCCAAAGTATTAGGAGTGTAAGAATGTGACCCACCGACACCAATCCAGTCAGCTTGAATAATGCTATCGACACGAGGAGCAAAATGAAACAATAACCGAAGAATGTCTGCCACATCCCCTTTGTGATTGGTCTCAATGTCATTGAAGGAATAATTGATCTTCGGGATTTTTTTGTTGAAGACACTTTTTGTACCTACGAAAAATTTACCATTAGCAGGATTAGTACCAAATACCACAGCAGGAGCACCATCCCACTTGATACCAACAGTTTTACAAGTAATCATCTCAGTGATTGCTTTGAGTGCAACTCTACGACCATCAAAGATTGTATCTTCTGGGTGTTCGAGGTGTTTGTTTGGCATATCATCCTGTATTATATCCATATTATAGCAGGTTTTTATGTCTGATGCGAGTCATAGTGTGCACTTTGCTAACTGTACACTATTAATATGCCATGAGTGTTCTATTTAAAAGTGAATTGATATCAACTCTACCTGGTCTTTGAACAAGACATAATTCATCCATTTGTTTTTGAAACTCATCTGTTATTGTAGCAAAAAATTGTGGCATTGATTTAAAATCACCCTTGTATCTTAACTGTAAATCTAATATAGGAACTCCGTCTCTAGACAATTGATAAAATACCTTAGCAGCATTTGCTGCCTCTTGTTTTTTCTTGTCGTGAACAATTTTATATGGTTTATTATTACCTGCTAAGTTAGAAAGACCACATAGTACAGTATGTAAAGGAATAAACTTTGCAGGTGACAAAGTTAATTTATCTTTAGTAGGATCTTTGCTGTTTGGTTTATAGTCTGCATAACCAGTGACTAAACCAAATTCAAAATTATAATCTTTTATATTTTTTGCTTCTAGTTTAACATTTAGTCTAACCTTTAAAACCATATCAATTAATTTGTTAGCAAAAAATTCTGCATTGTCTTGAATAATGTCATTAAAACCTGTGAATAATTTGTTATCAGATTTAGATAGGTCTTTGTTAATATAATCCTTTAATCCTAATCGTCCTTTTGGTTTTTCATACACTGTGCTTTCTCTTACTGTGCCGACAACATCTGATATCTCAATAGGTTTATCCTTATCATTAAAACCTTTCAAGTTAATCAAAGCAACCTTATCATTACTGTTAGGTTTTTCTAATTTGTAATTCCATATCTCCTCATTACTTAATTCATCTATACCTCTGATGTTTATTATCTCATCTTTATGTGCTTTTCTTACCATATTTGCAAAGTAATCTTGTCTTACTTTGTTTAAGTTATTAATTGCTCTAATATTTTTTGGATCAGTTCCCTCTAAAAAAGTACTAAATGCTTTGTTTATGATAGTAGGATCAGGTTTATTCTTATCTGGTTTTTTCTTTAGTGAGATACCAAAAAACTTTTTAGGTCCTGCTTGTACAACTAAGTCAGATGAATTATAATCAAACCCTTTACCCTTATCTTTCATTCTAAACTTATCCACTTCTGATGGCCACGTAGCACCTGTCATATAAACAGCAGTTGCTGTCTTTACATTAGTTCCTGTCTTTGACATAAACTCTCGTACACCTTTAGCACCAGAAAATCCTGCCACAATATTTGCAACTAAGTCTGTTCGTTTTTTCTTATCTTTAAATTCTTCACCTGCACTCTTGATCATTGTTTTAAACTTAGAGTCAAGAGGTTTAATCTTACCAGATAATGCTAGACCATCTTTTGCAGACCAATCTAATAGTTTTTGACCTGTATTATCTTTACATAAATCATCAATTTCTGCATCAGTTATAAACAATCCAAGAGCACAAAAAATCTCAGAGGGTTCTAGTGATGTCTTTTTCTCAGTGCTCTTTGATGCCATCGAACTTTAGAATTATTTATCGTCACGTTCTCCCATTATATCTCTAAGATCAGAGACATACTTATGTGTATCTTTGATAGTGTCTATAGACAATAGTATATCTGCAATGTGTTTGCTGATATATGTATCTTCAGTTCTTGCTGCCCAAGCAAGAGCATTTCTTAAATTTGCCTTTGCTTCATCTAATGAATCTGATACTTGTTGTGAGAGTGCCATTTTAGTGTGGGTTATAAATTTTTAAAATGTATAGTGTTATTACGATACTAATTATAAGAAGTATAGAAATAAGTTGAAACATTACACATCTCCTACAAGTCGGTTTTCCGAATAGTGTACATCAAACTCACCGCCAGGATACCTTTTCTTGAGTTTATCTACATTCATTTCAATAACTTCTTCTGGTGTAGTATCTAAAGCAATACATGCTTGAATAAAATACCACATGATATCACCTAGTTCACGTTTCATATGAAATAGATTCTCTTGACTAACTGGTTTACCTTGGAATAGTATTTTCTTTACTATCTCAGTAAACTCACCTGACTCAGCACATAGTCCGAGTGCAGCAGTTAATGCTCTATGTGATTTAAAATCCTTAGAGTATAAATCTCTCAAACGATCTTGAAATTTACCACCTGTTTTACTCTCGTCAGACGTGACAGCGTCTACGAATTGAGTATATTTTTCAAAGTCAATCATACTTTAATTCATTAAATGATTTTGCAGCAAACTTTTTAGTAAGTTCTTCATTTCCCTTATCAATTATATCTGTTTGTGCTGTTTCCTCTACATCATACAGCCTCATCTTCGCTCTGTCAATACCTATGGAGAATCTTTTATTAATTGTAGGATCATTGTATCTGTTTTTCAACTGTTTGACCATGATCTGATTCATCTCCTCAAGTTCCTCCGTCGATATAAGAGCAAACATAAGATCGGCAGTAGCAGGAAGACCGAAACTCTCGCTTGTATCAGTAAGATCGACATCACTACTACCAAAGCCAGAGCGAGTCGTCTGAGTAGCGGAGACGATAGGTACATTAGCCTCAACTGCAAGACCACGGAGTTCTTCTGCAATCGCTTTAACATAGGTATACGAGTTTACTATAGATCCTTTATACCTCTGAGAGGCACAAATATTTAGATAATCAATGAATATAATATCAGGTTTAATACTTTTCTTTAGTGCGAGGTCACTGATCAAAGATTTGAAATGTCCTACGTGTGCTGATGCTGTAGGATATTCTTTGATGATTAACTTCCCTTGTGTTTTCTTTGAAAGGTTCTTAACCTTACTCGCAAACATTACCTTAGGTAAATCTGCAAGTTTTTGTATTGGAATATTTAATAAATTAGCATCTATTCTTTCTGCAATCTTTTCTTCTGCCATTTCCATAGTGATGTATAGCACATTCCTACCTTGTAGTAGTGTTGCTGCTGCCATATGACACATGAATAATGACTTACCAACACCTGTACCTGCTAGTGCAACGTTGAGTGTTTTGTTAGGTAGTCCACCTTTTGTAATTTTATTAAAGTAGTCAAGATCAAAGGGGATCTTATCTTCTTTTCTATGATAGAAGTCGAATCTTTCATCTGAGTTTGCAATATAATCATGTCCAACATTCTGATCAAAACTTACTCCAAGTGCTTGACTGAGGATTTCTGGAATAGCACCCTTATCCCTCTTTGAATCTTGTCCATCAGCAATCTTAACGGATTCCATAAGCGATAGATAAATCGCTCTCTCCTGACACCATTTCTCTGTAGTGTCAACCAACCAATCGTACTCGCTTTTCTCATTGGATAACTCACTTAGAACCTCCTTTATAGTTTTAAATTGATCTTCAGTTAAGTCTGTACGTTCTTGACATTCTATACTCAAAGCATTAAGAGATGGTAATGCATCATACTGACTAATGTATTCATGTATTTCTAAGAATACAATCTTATACTCACGAGTGGTGAAGTATTCCTTCATCAAAAAAGGCAACACCTTACGTGCATATTTTTCATGATAGCATAGATTACTAAGAATCGTGACTTCTAAATTCATGTGTAATGTAAATAAGTGCCAACAATATATTTGTTGTTAGATACAGGTGCTTTACCTGCGTGTCTGTATTGCCATGTTGGTGGGAATAAAAGTATTGTACCACACTTGGCAGAAATGTCAAAGTTAAGTTTAGGGAATGATGTCTCCCCTCCTTCTTCAACATCATTAAGATATAAAAAACCGACTAGGAATCTACGAGCAGACGCATAGTCTTGCACATCAACGTGATCCTTGAATTGGTCATAATTATTGTTCTCATACATCTTCATACGGAACTCTTCGTATGAATATTTGACAGGAAAGTCAGGACCTAAATCCAGTTCCTCCATATATTTGTCCATGCACTCATCA